GTTATTAGTTTAAGAACCCCTCAAGGATCTGACTTAGACATTACAAATAACATATTCATTTACATTAATGATGTTCTTCAAGCACCAAATACTGCTTATACTTTCAGTGGTTCCAGAGTAAACTTTAAAGAGGCTCCAAAAGAAGGATCATCTTGTACTGTAATGTACTTTAGAGGTTCTTCCGTTGATGTTGAGGATATTGAACCACCAAAGACTATTAAAGAGGGTGATTTTATAACAATCAACGAAAATAGAAATGATCCTCTAGATACTGATCAATTCCCAAGAATTGTTAAGAAGATCGTATCCTCAGACCAACTGGATACATTCACCTACAATAGTCTAGGAATTAATACTGATCCTGTTAAGATTAGACCATTAACATGGAAAAAACAAAAATTTGATAGAATTATAAACGGTGTATTGTATTCTAAGGCAAGACCATCACTGAATAGTAGAGTAGTTCCAAATTCAATCGTTATTAAAAATATCAATAATGATGATGATGTTGTTTATGTAAATAATGCGTTCCCACTCTTTACGAATATTGATGATCTTTCTGAAGATCGCAGAGATGTTAAGATCGCAGAGACGAGAACTGCATCTCCAGCTATAGCAACTTGTATAGTTTCTTCTGCTTCTACTATAACTGGTATATCAATTTCTGATGGTGGAGTTGGATATGCATATACTTCCAATCCAGTTGTAAGTATATCTCAAGTTGCTATTGAAAGAAAAGATCCTATTGCTAATTGGAAAACCGTCAGTGGATTGGATACTTCCTTTACTTTAAATTCAGTATCAAATGGAAATGTTTTTGTTTCCGTTGGTAATAGTTGTGCATTTGCATTCAGCTCTGATGCTGCAGAATGGACTTCTGGTTCTATTGGATTTGGTAATACTGTAGATTTTGGTAAAGTTTCTTGTGGAGGAACAAATATCTTTATTGCTGTTGGTGAATCTGGATATGCTGTAAGAAGTGTTGGTTATGGAAATACTATAGGATCTTGGGATAAGATTAACGTCATTGAAGAAATCTTTGTACCACAACTAGGTGTCACTGGTTACAATGTCAGTAACTACATTGAAACAATTAATGATGTGATTTACTATCCACTTCTCGATAGTTGGACTATGGTTGGTGTTGCAACTGCATTTGGTGCAATATTCGGAGCAACTGGTATAGGAACAACAGTATTTACTAAGAGATTTACTGCAACAACAAAAACATTGAATAGTCTGGCTACTGGACTTTCCCAAATTATTGGAGTTGGTGATGATGGAGTTGTAGTAAGATCTACAAATAATGTTATTTGGGAAACTCTTGGATCAGTAACCTTCCAAAAACTTAATAAGGTAATATTTGTCGATGATAGATTTATTGCCGCAGGAAATAGTGGCGTCATAATTAGAACTGTTGATTTCCCAGATCAACCAGGTGTTCCAGATCCAGCATCTTTTGAATTGATTGGTACGAATCTAATTCCAGGAAATATTGTTGATTTGTACTATGAAAACTTCTATGTTGCTTTGAATGATTCTGGTGATCTATACTATTCCTTCGATTTAATTAACTGGATTTACAGACCGACAAATCAAGCTCAACCACTAAATGAGATAAGATTTGCAAATGAAGTTGGACTAGAAGGAAGATATGTTTCTGTTGGGGTTCAAACTGCGATATATTCCGATCCATTGTTCAATAGAGCAACGGCTGTTTCCAGTGTTTCTTCTGGAGTAGTTACTTCTATTTCTATTTCTAATGGTGGATTTGGATATTCTCAAGAAAATCCTCCATCAGTATTGATTGAACCAGATCCAGTAAAAACTGAAGTTATTAAGTCTATAAAGGCCCTTGGTGATTTTGGTAGAATTATTGGAATTAATACTTTCGTAACAGGAACTCCTGGAATTGGAACAACTACACCTAAGGTTGAATTTGTTCTACAATCTGAGTACTATGACAATGCAACTCTTGGAATCGGATATTCTTCACTCAATTCACTATCTGTAACTTATAGTCAACTTTCCAAGGGAGATTATTTTGTCATCACGGATAGTAATGTTGAAACTGGACATGATATTATTGGAATCACAACATTCGGTGGACTGAATGGAATGTCAAATTATCCAGCTTCTAAAGTTGGAACTGCGACTAGTTTCCTCGATGGTGTATATCGAGTTGAAGATGTACAAACATCTGTGGGTGTAGGCGCTTCCGCTGGAATAACAACAGTTACATGTAACCTTGCACCAAAATCTGAATCGGATCAATTTGTTGAGATTTATGTAAGAGGTGCTTCAAATTCTGGTGTAAATACTAATGGTTCTAGTGGAACTTTACCTTTCTATGGAAACTATAGTTGGGGTAAAATTTATGATTACCAGAACCGTGTTTTAGGATCTCCTAAGTCATTTAATGTATACAATGATAATGGAATTGTTGGAATTCAAACCAACCCACAAATTTTCCGCACAAGACCGGTCTAAATAAGTAAAAAAGAGTCTGTTTAAAAAATGCCCGCCATTATATCGGATCAATTTAGAATACTAAATGCTGAAAACTTTGTAAAGAATGTAGTTGGTTCTGCATCTACAGTTGATAAGTATTACACTTTCATTGGTCTGCCCAACTCAACAAATGAAGCCGCTGGGGGTAGTTCAACTTGGATTACTAACACCCCATCTCCAGTTGATGGTTTTCGAGAAGAAAACCAGATTAAAGACAGCATCATTGCCATGAAACAAATATCTTCTCAAGATGTGAGAAGATTGGTTAGAAAGGTTGAGTGGGTTGCTGGTAATACCTATGAGATGTATAGACATGACTACAACATTTACAACCCAAGTCCAGTAACTGGTTCATCATCATTATATGAATCCAACTATTATGTCATAAATGAGGACTTGAGAGTTTATGTTTGTTTGCAAAATGGAACCGATCCAGAGAATCCAAAAGGCAAACCATCCTATGATCAACCATCCTTTATTGACTTAGAACCTAGAGCTGCTGGTACTTCTGGCGACGGATATGTTTGGAAATATCTTTATACGATTAAACCTTCCGAAATTGTAAAGTTTGATTCAATCGAATATATTCCAGTTCCAGAAAATTGGGGTGCCGAGGGTGAAAGTATTTCTACAAAGAATAATGCGATCGACGGTAAGGTTGAGGTTGTTCTAGTTGATAATAGAGGAACAAATTATCAACCAATCTCAACTTCATTCTCCAATGTTCCCATTTTGGGCGATGGTAACGGCGGAAGAGCTACTATTACTATTGACTCTTTTGGTAAAGTATCAGAAGTATTCGTTACAGAAGGTGGTTCTGGATATACATATGGTACAATTCAATTCTATCCTGGAGCACCTGGATCCGAAACTGGAGGTGCTTTAGCCAATCTCACTAACACTGGAATTGGAACAACTTCTATTGCTGCATTTAATGTGATCATTCCACCAAAGGGTGGTCATGGTTATGATGTTTATAGAGAACTTGGAGCATATAGAGTCCTACTATATTCTAGATTTGAGACTCTTGATAGTAATCCAGATATTATTGTTGGTAATGATTTTGCTAGAGTTGGGGTCATAAAAAATCCAACAATCTTTAATAGCAATACTGAAATTCTAAACGTATCATTGGTTAGTGGATTGCAAGCTTTAAAGTTGAGTGGTGTAACTACCAATACAACTTATGCAGTAGATTCCGTTATCAAACAAACTGTTGGAGTTGGATCTACCGCTATTGGATTTGTGGCTGCTTGGGATAATATTACTGGAGTTTTGAAGTACTACCAACCAACTGGACTAGCATCAAGTGAAACAGCATTTAAGATTTTACCTTTCACATCTCAACCTGATGTTGGTTATGGAACAACGATAACTTGTTCTTCTGTTATTGGGCCAGAACTCAGTATTGATACAAACTTTAGTGGTATAACCACCACAATAAATAATAGAATATATCAACTGGGAATTGATTTTGTATCGGGAATTGGTTCTGCGGAGTTTAACAAGAGATCTGGTGAAATTATCTACATTGATAACAGACCACCGATTCCTAGATCAGTGAGCCAAAAAGAAGATATTAAAGTTGTACTGGAGTTCTAATTCAAAATGGCACAAAATACTAATCTAAACGCATCCCCATATTTTGACGATTTTGACGTAAATAAAAACTATCAGAGGGTTTTATTTAAACCAGGCGTTCCAATTCAAGCCAGAGAATTAACTAC